GGGCTGCGTCCCTTGCCAAGCCGCCATAATCCCTGGCGCGGGCATCTCGTGGACTGCCGCCGCGAGGCTTGCCCGCTTCGGATATTGATCGTGGTAGGCGAAGATGCGCTGCTCATCGCCGCCCATCTCTGCGACCAGTTCCGGGATGTCGCGCAGCATGGCGACCAGGTTGGCGACCAGTTCCGCCGGATTGATCATCGCTGTTTTCCTCCAAGCGCCCGCTCCACAAGCAGGCGGGGCTTCATCGCCTCCAGCATCTTGCGGGCCGCCTCCACGACCGCCGCCTTGTTCTTCGGCGAAAACACCATCCAGGCCTCGCGCTTCTGGTTGGCCCAGGCCTTGATCCGGTCCTTCCGGGTCGAGACGTTCGCCTTCGCCCGGTTCTCGCTGACCGTGCGGACCTGGAAGTTGCGCAGCAGGTCGCCCGAGAAGGTCAGGTTGCGGCGGTTGCCTTTACCCTTGCGGGTCTTCCAGATCGCGTAGCGCTTGGTGAGCGGCTTGGCCGCGGAATCCTCCGGGCCCTGCGCGGCGGCGAGCCGCGCCTTCACCGCCGCGACGCCCGCGCTCCCCAGTTCGTACATCTGCCGCTGGCGGAAGTTCAGCAGATCGAGCCGCAGTTGCTTCTTCTGATAGACACGGACGCTGGGCATCGATCGTCTTGAGAGAACTTGTGCGCAATTGCCCACAAGTCGCCAACATCCGCCAGATCTGGCGGAAGTCCGACTTCCGGAAGATTTTCCGGAAGTCAGCCGGCCTTGCGCAGCCGGAGCACGGCGGCGCCCTCGGCGTCGGCCTCGATATCGAAGACCTTGTAGCGGACGCCTTCGATTTCGACCTCGTCGCCGCGCACGGGCGCCGCAGGCAGGTCCGATAGCCGGACAAACAGCACCGCATAGACGCCGGGCGAGGCGTCTTCGGCTTCCCGAGCCGGCTGAAACACTGCTTGGACGGCGGCCTGCCCGCCCACCTCGGGAAGGTAGAGAACCTCCCGCCCGAAGACCCGCAGGCAAGCCTCGTCCATCCGGCTCACTCGGACCGTAAACGCCATCAGGAGATAAACGCCCCGTTCAGCCGCACACGGCCCGTGGCGTCGCCGTCGGCCGCCGCCCTCACAGCGACGCCGATCAGCTTGTTGCCGGTCGCGGTCTTGGTGATCACCTTCGTCGTGTTGTTCCAGTAGATCAAGGCGCCCTGCGACCAGCCGGTGCTCGCGCCGGCCTCTCGGGTCAGATCGAAGACGCCCGCCACCTGGAACTCGCCCTCTTCGCCGCTCGCCACATCGGTTGCGGCCACGCCGAAGATGGAGCCCACCAGTGCGCCGCCGCCCGAACTCACCGCATACGGCGCGGTGAGCGTCAGCGTTTCACCGTTCTGCACGTAGTTCCTCATGTTCACTCCTCCTAAGCACCCACATTCTTTTGGAGCCCGCGCCAGTCGATCGCCTTGGCCCCGAAGTCGAGCCGCGCTTTGATCTCCACCCCATCGACGTCGAAGCCTTGGCGCGTCTCGATGTACACGCCGTCCTGGCCCTCGAGGTAGGCGTATTCGATCGTGTCGATCTGATCCGGCGAGGCGAACAGATACCAGGCCGTCGTGCTCGCCGCGTCGAGCCGGGGTTCGGCAATCGGCGTCAGAGCCCGGATGTAGTCCGGCACGAGATCGGCGGATTTCGCGGGCGCCAAGTTCGGCGCGATCATCTGGAATGCCGCGAGTTGCAGCGCCACCGGCACCACCAGATAGCGCGGCTGCACGTTCAGCACGGTGATGCCATCAAGGCCTTTCTGCTTGGCCATGGCCGCCATGCCCGCGCCCAGGCCCGTCAAGGCCAGCGCGCTGCCCGTGCCCGTGTTGAGGTTCGCGTGGTTCGCGTGGAACAGCGCCACGCCGTCACCCATCGCCGGGTTCGACGTGATGATGCCCCACACCGTATCGCTTTCAAGCGTCGCCGCCGCCACGCCGAACCCGGCGGGGATGCGCGTGAAGGCGCTCAGATCGTCGTTGATGATCGTTTGCCGGGTGATCGAAACGATGCGGCCATAGGTGGCGAGCTTGTAGGTCTCCTTCGATTCGGCGATCGAGCCGTGGGTGAACTCCCCCTTCTCGTTGACCTTCATCAAGCTCGGCGCTTCGCCCAACTGCACGGCGTTGATGTTTTTGAAATCGACCGCCGAGCGCCGGCGCGAGAACGGCAGGAAGGTGCGCGGGTAGGCTTCATAGGCCTGCCGCAGGGTCTTGTTGGCGACATCGGCGAGGATCGAGGGGAAGTCGGAGGTCGACAGGGCGAGCTTGGCGATCTCGTGGCGCGGCAGCCGCCTGGTGTGCGTACCGGAGATTTCGAGGCACTCCTTCGCCAGATCGAGCAGCGTCTGCCCGGCCCAGTCGCGGCCGAGGTCGTCCTTCAAGGGGAAGACCGCCGGATCGTAACGGTGCAACAGCGCCGCCATGATCCCGGCGCGGCGGGTGTCGGTCTGATCGCGCGTGACCACGGCGGCCGCGCTGCGGATGGGATTGCGCTCATCCTCTTCAGCCCGCTTGTCGAGCGCCAGTTTACGGAACTCTTCAATCGAAGTGCCCGCTTCGACGTGCTGAGCGACCAGGCGCGCATCGACATTCAACGTTCGCCCGACCTTCTCGATCTCCCGGATGCGCGTGCGTTCGGCGAGTGCGGCGGCCTGACGTTCGGCATCGAGGTTGATCTTCAGTTCGTCACGGGCCTGTTCGCCCGTGGCATTGTTCTTGGCGCCGGCAACGCCGGCTTCCACGATGGTTTCATCCATCTTCTGCTCCTGTGGGCCAGTTGCCCGTTCGAACTTGAACCCCGCGCCCGGATCGGCGCCGATGGGCACGAGCGACACTTCCTCGGGTTCCCAATCGGTCACCAGCACCTGGCGCATTGCAGATCCCTGCGGCGTCACGTCTTCGATCGCGTGAATCGCGACACCCATGGAGGCATTGCGCAGGATGCCGTCCTGAACGTCCTGCCACACCGGGTCGACGTCGGCGCGCTTCGAAAACCGAACCGTGGCTTTGCCCTGGCCGTTCTCGACCCAGGCGCGCACGATCACGCCGATCACATCGTCGACGGTGAAGTCGCGATGAGAATTCAATAGCGGCGCCGCGCCGCTCGCGAGACGTCCCATGCGGATCGCACCCGGCTCCATCGAGAAGCGCATTTCGAATGGGCCGCGCGCGTCGTAGCGGCGGACGGATGCGCCCGTGTACCAGGTCAGTGTTGCCGTGCGCTCGTCGCGGTCGGCAGGGGCCAGCGCCTCAAACTGGGCTGCCAGCCGTTCTCTCGTTGGGGTCATGGGGAGGTTCCTCGTCAGCAAGAAGTTCTGAAATTCCGCGCAACTCACGCTTCAGTTCAGCGACCGGCAGCTTTTGTTGCGCGCCGCTCTGCGTAACGCGGCGCGGATCGCAGTCGAGCACGATCCCACGCTCGTCGAGCAGCCGGTTGATTTCGGCGATCTGTTCGAGCTGCGCGTCGGGGTCATAGCCCTGCTCGGCGATCGCCTGCCGCAGCGTCAGCGTGCCCGTGCGCAGCCGGTTCAAGGTGGCGACCGAGTCCTTGTACGGGTCGACGCTGCCGAAACCGGGCGGCGTCCATTCGGCGCGAAACGGCCCTGGCTCGGGGATCGCGCCGGCTGCGTAGGCCACGGTGAGGAACCGCTCCCAAACCGGCGTGCAGAACATCGGAATGAACGTGAGCCAGCGAAATCCCTCGATGCCGTTGCGGAAGCTCAGCAGCCCCGCGCGGTAGCTCGAGTAGTTCACGCGGGAGAGGTCGCCCGTCAACTGTTCGTAGGTGAGCTGCAATCCTGTGGCGATCTGCGCTTGCTTGGCGGCGACGTAGTCGCGATAGCCCGCCGAGGCCGACGGAGAGGCGAAGGTGATCTCCTCGCCCGGCTTCAGGTACTCGATCATGCCCGGCTCGAAGCTTTCGACGCGCTTTCCGCTGGCCGGGTCCGGCGCTGTCGGCGCAATCGGCGGACCATCCGGGCCCTGCGGCTGCGTCACAAACGCCGCGAAGCAGGCCTCGATCTTCTTGCGGACCAGCTCGGCTTCCTCGTACTCATCGAGGTCGCGCAGCGTCACCACGACGGGCGCCAGCCACGGCACGCCTCGGACCTGGCCGGGACGGTCCTTGCGGTAGATGTGCAGGACCTCGCTGGCAGGGACGCGCACGGATTCCAAGGCCGCCCCGCCACGCACACCCGTCTGAACCACATCTCCGGGATGCTGACCATAGAGCCAGTAGAAGACGCGCCGGCCCACCAGATCGAACTCGACACCCTGGATGATGTAGCCCGTCTCGGTCTTCTGCGTTTTCGTATGGTCGAGGTAGTCCGGCTCGAGCACCTGGAGCTGCAACGGGACCGTAAGGCCGTCGCTCTCACGCCGCTGGCGGAAGCGCACCAGACATTCGCCGCTCTCAAACACCGTGCGGGCGATCAACGCCTGGAGCCCGTAGAAGTCGAGTTGGCCGTCGGCGTCGCATTCTTCGATCCAGTCCGCCCAAGCCACGTTGATGAGCCGGTCCAGGTCCGGCTCGCCGCTCCGCGCCTGTGCCGTGATGCCTGTGCCGATGGCGTTGCCCACCATCTCGGCCACGGCGCGCGCCGCGTAGGCGTTGTTGCGGATCAGGTCGCGCGAGCGCTCGCGCAGCTTCGACAGCGCAACCGAGATCTCGGCGTTGGCCGAGTTGCCGGTGGTGACCCAGCCGCCCGTCCGGCGATCGGTCCGTGCGCCTTCGTAGGCCAACCGGATGAGCTCTCCAGCGCGGCGGGCGCGCATCCGCCGCAGACCCGTCTCGGGCGATACCCAGGCGATCGCTTTGTCGAGCCAGTTCATCCTTTTGAGGTCTGGGCGAACGAGAAACGATCCGTCGTGGTTCCGGATTCGATGGCCAGCGCTTCCTGGATCACGGCCCGCGCCTGGAGGAGCTCCTCCATCGAGCGGTAGGTCACCGTACGGTCGCCAAAGCGGACGGTCAGTTCGCCGCTGGCGATCGCCGCCTCAACGGCGTCGAGTTGTTGCTGCGTCCAGGCCACTCAGTTTCTCCGGCGTTTGAAGTAGAACGTCGCCCGCGATCCGAACTCGCGCACAACGGCCACCAGTTCCCACCCTTGCGCGCCATGTTGGGCCAGCAGGTCAGGCGATTCCGCGTCGCCGGTGACCACCAGGTACTCCCAGGCACGAAGCGTCCCCTGAACGCCTGGCTGACTTCTGACTTTCATCGCTTGAGCCACTTCCTCCCTCGCTCCCCCAGCCAGCGCTCGCGGTCCCGCTCATCCTCGGGCACAGGACGGGGGCGGTTCGCCGCGAGGATCCGGTCCGCTTCGTTGTCGAGCGACAGGCCCATCGAGATGAGCGCCCGCAGCGCGGCGTAAGCGTAGACGCGCGCATCGAGCGCCTCCTGCCGGACGCCCGGTTTGGGCCGCCACTCGCGCTTGGGCTGGCCTTTCGCGTACGTGGTCACGAGCACCTCGCCCAGGAGTTGCTCAAAGTAGCCCTCCTCGCGGTCGGCTGGAAAGTGCGAGTAGCCAGGCGTGCCCGGCGTCGGATTCTTGAGCCGCCCGTAGATCGTTTCCTTCGCCGTGTCCGTGCCCACGATCCACGGCTTCTCACCCCGGATGTTCTTCGGCGTCGGCTTGCGTTGCCACACGGGCAATGGCCCACCCTTGCCCTTCACGGCGAAAATGCGGCGGTGATAGCGGGTCCGGCTGAACTCATACACCGCCTGCGACTCGTAGCCCGCGTCGATCGCGCAAGCCGACACGGGCAACGAGATCCCCGTTTCGTGGGGCCAGCGGCGCTCGAGGTACGTGTCGAGTTCCTGCCAGACCAACGCGCCCGACGGGTCGCCCGGCAAGATGCGGTACTCGATCGACCACGATTCCTCGCCCCGCCCCCAGCCGACGAGTTCCAACTCGAGCCGGTCCTTCTGCACGTCGACGCCGGCGGTCAGCACGACCGCGCCGTACGGCACTGCCGCCCGGTAGTGCTCGCGCCGCGCCATCACCGCCGCCTGGTCGACCGCCGTTTCCGCCGCATCGTCCCAGGGTTCGGCGAGCACCGTGTTGACGAACTCGCGCAACGTCTCAATCGACTTCTTGTCGGCCAAGAACTTCTTCGCCAGCGCGCCCCACGTGCGCCAGGGCGAGTACAGGCCGTTGATCCAGAAACCGGCGATGTCGGCCACCTCGGGCCGCGCGGCCCGCCACTCGCCGGCTTTGAGCATCGGGTGCTTCTGCCAGTCGGCAATCAGCTTCGAGCAGTGCTCGCAGCGGTACTGCGCCTTCTCCGGCGCCTCCTTCGGCCAGACGAGGTTGCCCCACGCGAGAACCTGAAACGCGCCGCAGTGCGGGCAGGGCACCCAGAAGCTCTGCTGGTTCGAGTTGTGCCAGGCTTGCTCGATGCGCGAGGCGCCCTTGGTCGTCGGCGTCGAACAGAGCACGATCTTCCGGTTCCAGAAGTTGGCCGTGCGTGTGATGGCCAGGTTGACCGGATCGCCTTCGCTACCGGCGCTTGCGGGATAGCGGTCCACCTCATCGAGAAGGCAGTAGCGGATCGAGCGCATCGCGAGGCCCGCCGGCGAGTTCGCCGCCGCGAGCGTAATCGAGCCGCCCAAGAACTTCTTGTGCAGGATCGTGTTGTTCGAATCCCGCGAGCGCGCATCAGCCACCTTGCCGCGCAGACATGGCGTATCGCGCAGCATCGGAGCCAAGCGGTCCTTGGAAAACGCCTCGGCGTCGACCTCCCGTGGCTCGACAAGCAGCACCGGCCCTGGATCGAGCTCGATGATGTAGCCAAGGAAGTTCTCGAGCAGTGAACTATTATGCGTCGGAATCATCCCCCGGCCTGCCAGGAACAATCGCGACGGAGAATCCACCGCCAGACACCGCACTGGAACCGATGAGACGGGTTCGATCGCGACGATGCTCCGGCGGCGGCTCTCGGTCGGGCGACTCTGACGCGAACCCACGCTACGGAGACGATCGAGCTTCCGCTGGAGCCGAAATGGCTGATCTTCCCGGTACGCCGTGAAAGTGATCCGGTACTTTGGGCCGCAGTCGGCGCCGCGGAGTGTCGCCCGCCCAATTCTCAAGGCTGGTTTAAACCCCAAAGACACCGCGAGCTCGTAGAAATCGCGTGCGAGACGTTCGTTGGTGTTGGTGAATTCGACCGCTGAGCCCGTCAAAGACGCATATCCGTCAGTATCCAGCAGTCCCTGGAGCAGAGCGAGCCGTTGTCTCTCCGAAGCGCGCAGATACATCTGCGGGATGTGCTTGTCGCCCAGCACGCCCAAGCGCCGGAGTTGGGCAGTCATCGTGTCGGAGGTATCCGGCGTATTCGTTGCGCCAGAGACTCGCGGAAATAGCCGTTCCTGGCCGAGGCGTTCAATGCGCCGCCGCTTGGTCGCGACGGCCCGCATCGTCTTGCAGCGGCGGCAACCATACGGGCTTAAGTTCGCCCCTTCGAGGCGGTGCCCTCTTCGGCATTCCGCGCGCAGAGCGAGGCGAGTTGCACGGCCCACTTGAACGGTGGCTACTCCGGTTGGCGTGCAGCGGATGACCCGCGCATCAGTGCCGGTCGCTCGCAAGAGTTGGTCCATTCCATCGCTGAGAAGGCCGGTAATCTGGGCCGAGTGAGCGTTGCCGTCACCCAGCCACACACCCAATGTGTAGGGTTCGACAGGCAGAACCACGTTGGGGAGCTCCAGTGGCTTGGTGCAAGCAATGCGGTATCGAGAGGCTTTTCGTGGTTGCCGCGGGATAATTACCTCCGCAGCCATCTCTTCCGTGCTCACTTCGCGAAAGCGGTCCTGCCGCCGGTCGTACGCCCTCCAGCGATGTTCGCCGTCGGTGACGATCTCGTTGCCGTCATCGAAGCGCACACGGTAACACGGGCGTCCATACTTGATCTCGCTGACAGCAACCACTCGACAAGTGGCGCCGCGGTCATCGAACAAGGTGTCGCCGGGTTGAACCTCCCCAAACCGCATCCAACCGTCAGGCGTCGGAACTGGCGTGTCGAGAGCAAGGCATTTGCCACTTTGGGCTGCCCACATCATGACGACCGTCTCGTACGAGCTTGCCGGGCCCATGGCGTCCATCACCGCGCGCTGATACGGCGCCCGGTCCGTGCGCCACTCGCCCTTTTCCGCGGCCGACTCCGACGACAGCCGCCGGTTCTGATCCGCCCATTGCGAAACGGTCAGGTCCGGCGGCGGCAACAGCACATCTGCCGCCAGGATCTGGATTTCGTCAACGCGCATGCTGGACGGCGCGGTGGGTATCGTTCAGCAGGACGCGCGCCTCGCGCATCAGCACGTCCCACACCTCGCGTTCATCGGTGAGCGGCGCGACCTCCGGCGCAACCCGGTTCGGCCAAGCCATCACGGTTTCCCGGATCACCACGAGGATCGCCTCGATCCGTTGGCGAAACAAATCGGTCTCCATCAGCTTGCCCATCTTCAGGTCGTACTCGATCTTCCGCAGCCGGGCCTTGAAGACCATGTCGGCTGTCTTCGCCTGGGCAAACGTCGTCCCCGTGGACGCAGCCTCAATCGGAGCGGCTGCCACGCGTTCCGAGACCGGCTCGGGCCGGTCATCGAGCACGGCGTCCGAGGCCGGCGCGTCCACCTTGCCGCCACGCATAACCAGGACGCCGGCCTTGGCCAGCCGGCTGATGTACTGGCGGCTCTTGCCGCGGTGCCGCGCGTACTCGGCCTGGGTCATCAACCTGTCCGACATCTCCGGCTCTATCTGTTTGAAACGTCGCGAGATTCAGTTGTTCAATTCCGCTTGATTGTTCGGCGCCCCCGAGCAATGAATGGAGTCGCAATGAGGAACACCAAAGCGCAATCGACCACGCAACAAACCGCCGCTCACCTGTACGCCGAGCGGTACGCCGAAGCCCAGGACCTGCTCAAGCGCATCGCCAGCCGCCTGGCTGAGCACAAGAAGCGGCAGGCCGCCGCGCCCGCCGATTGGCGCTACGCGGGCGACCTCGGCCGCATCACCGAGCAACTCGCCTACGTGCTTGCCGACCTGGGCGACCGCAGCGCGGTCGACGCCAAGGGCCTCGAGTACTGAACCACCAGGAGACGAACCATGACCGCACAACCCTACATCGAATGCTCGCTGTGCGATGAGGCGAAGCCGATCCAACGGAAGCTGACACTTACCAACGACGACGGCCTCGTGATCGACGCAGCCCGTTTCTGCCGCGACTGCTGGAACGACATCCGGCAGTCGGTCGAAGACGCGAGCGGCCTCATCGACCGCCGCCAAGAGGATTGACGCCATGGCCATGACCCGCGAAGAACTCATCGCCTGGGCCACCCGCAACGGCTGGAAGCTCGACCGCTGGGGCCACCTCAGGAAGGAGTTCTCGAACGGCACGCACCGCTTGAAGCTCAGCCGCATTGCCGCCCGGCACGAATTGCACACGCCTTTCGGGTGGTGCAGGCTTGCGAGCGGCTACTACAGGAACTTGCACCTCACCGCCGACGATCAACTCGCCGGCATGACCCGATAGAAAGGACACCTGCTATGACGACGTTTGCCATTGACACCGACAACACGATCACCGCCTACCTGGCTGGTGAAGCTGTCCCCGAGGACCAGGCGCGATTCTCGAGCGAAAAGGAACTCGCCAAACTCGCCGCCAACTGGCCCGCCGAGCGGCTGGTCGAGATCTGGAACGGCTTCGCCGGCGTGCCGCCCTTTGGCGACCTGAAGCCGGTCAAGAAGTTCACCGACCGCAAGACTTCCGTCGCGCGCATCTGGCGCGCCATCCAAGCCCTGACGCCCACCCCCTCGCCCCAGGCGGCGCCCGTCGCGCAGAGGAAGACCAAGGCGGCCAAGGACACCACCCCGCCCAAAGACGCCCGCGTGGGCTCGAAGAAGGCCATCGTGCTCGAACTCCTGCGCCGCCCCGAAGGCGCCACATTGCAGGAGATCATGTCCGTAACAGGCTGGATGGCGCATTCGGTCCGCGGCTTCCTCTCCGGCGCGCTCGGTAAGAAGATGGGCCTCACGATCGAATCTCTCAAGACCGACGAAGGCGTCCGTGTGTATCGAATCAAACCTCAATAGCACCAGCGCCGCACCCTCCGCCGCCAGCCTCAGTCGCTGGCGGTTTCTCTCTTCTGCCGTACGATCCCCTCGATCCGCTCCTCCAGCAGCGCGCTGTGCAACTCACATTCGGTCCGCCTGACGTACAGACCGTTCAGGCGCAAAATAATGCGGCTCTCGAGCTCGGCCAGTTCCTTTCGCACCTCGGCCAGCAGCGCACGGTTCTGGAGACTGACGTAGGTAGCGATGAGCCCCGAGACCAACCCGATGCCCGGCACGATCGCCGTCAGGATCCGCTCATCCATTGCTCATGCTCGCGGTTGACAGCCTCGCGTCCCTGACTTCATCGAAAGTCTGCCCGGTCGCTTCCAGCTTGGCCGGTTTGCCAGAGAACTCCATGAACCGCCGACAGATCACGTCGCAGTACGGCGGATCGATCTCCATCAGCCTCGCCCGCCGCCCGAGCTTCTCGCAGGCGATCAGCGTGGAGCCCGAGCCGCCGAACAGATCCAGCACCGTCTGGCCTGCCTTCGAGGAATAGGTCAGCGCCCGAACGGCCAACTCGACCGGCTTCTCGGTCAGGTGAATCATCGACTGCGGAGGCACTTTCGCCACCTCCCAAACGTCGCGCACGTTGTTGTAGTCGGGATTGAACCAGTGCGCCGCCCCTTCGCGCCATCCATAGAATGCCCACTCATGCGCCCCCATGAAGTCCTTCCGCGTCAGCACGGGCATGTTCTTGACCCAGATGATGGCCTGCGAAAAGTACAGCCCGCACTCGGCCAGCGCCGGCGGGTAGTTGGCGCAGTTGGCGTAGCCGCCCCAGATGTAGAAGCTGCCACCCGGCTTCAGCACCTCGGCGAGATTGCCGAACCACTTTCTCAGAAGGACGTCGTAATCGGTATCCTTCATGAAGTCGTTTGCCAGCGCGCGGTCCTTCGGCCGCATCTTTTTCGTGGTGGCCTTGGCCTTGGATGCGCCCCGGTGAGCGTCGAAGCTCTGATGATGCTGCAAGCCCGCAAACGACGAAAGCCCGGCGGCGATGGCGTTGTTCGAGCGCGGCTCGACGCGCACATTGTAAGGTGGATCGAGGTTCGCGAGATCCACCGTTTCGCCCGCCACTAGGCGATCAACCTCTTCTCGATTTGCTGAATCACCACAGAGCAGCCGATGCTCGCCCAGCACCCACAGATCGCCGCGCCGCGACACCGGCTCCTCGAGCGGCTCGGGAACCGCGTCCTCCTCGGTGAGGCCCTCCCCGATTGTCGGTGGCTCGGCCAGCAGCGCTTCCATCTCCTGGTCGGAGAAACCCAGCACGTCCAGGTTGAACTCCTCCTCCCGCAGCTCGCTGAGCAGGCCGCGCAGGAGTTCCTCGTCCCAGCCGGCGTTCAGAGCCAGCTTGTTGTCAGCGATGATGAGCGCCCGCCGCTGCGCCTCGCTGAGGTGATCGAGCACGATCACCGGCACTTCCCTAAGACCCAGCTTCCGCGCCGCCATCACGCGCGCGTGGCCCGCGATAACGCCCGCGTGTTTGTCCACCAGAATTGGGGATGTCCACCCAAATTCCACAATGCTGGCCGCAAGTCGAGAAACCTGTTCCTCTGAATGGGTACGCGGGTTTCTCGCGTAGGGAATCAACTTGTCGATCGGCCAGTGCTCAACCTTGGAGGCTAACCAAATCGGGTCGCGCATTCAGATGTGGCTCCACGTCTTGCCAGTGACAGCGTCGTACACCGTGAGCTTCGGGAATCCGAACTCGTCGGCAATCTCCCGGTAGAGCGCGCCTGCTCGTCGCCGGCTTCTCAATGCCAGTACAAGATCGTTGGTGAGGCGGGCCATGGGATGTTTTTCACCCCTGGTATCCGGCAACCTTCCATGTCTGCGGCGGTCCAGTGCATTCTCGGAAGGCGTAGCCCAGCGGAGATTCGCCCAGTGATTGTTGTCCCGGCTGCCATCGCCATGTGCGACCTCATGCTGCGGAGTCGGTTGAGGGCCGATGAAAGCGAGCGCGACCAGACGATGGACGAAGACATCATGAGCGATGCCGCGCTCCGAAAGCCTGACAGTCATATAGCCGAAGCGATTCCTTCGTTGCCGTAGGACCATCCCAGCCGGGTAATGACGGAACGAAACCGCGCGCCGGATGTCGCCGCGCTCAGACGCCTCGTAGGATGGGAATCCTGGAATCGGGCGCCACTCGATAGGGCCTTGTGGGGTCGAATGATTCACTTCTTGATGTACGGGGCCTGCGCCGGCGTGCCGTCCGGGTTGGCGAAGTGGGCGAGCACGGCAGTGAGACCCTGCACCGCCGACAGCCCGACCATGGCCCAGAACTTGCCGCGCCCGGGCAGCAGATCGATCGAGGCGTTCAAGCCCTGCGCCACGAGCGCCAGCATCTGAATCGCAACGTTAACCGAGAACTTCATCTTTGTCAGCTCCTGGAATTGGTGGATGAGCGGCCGCAGCCGCCACCACAGCCGCAGTTCGCGAATCATCGCTTCCTCGAAAAGAAGGGCGGCCCTGCGGAGGAGTGCGGAACCGCCCATGCGTGCGCCTGGAGGAGAAAGACTACTTGCGGCCGGCCAGCGCATCGGCCACGGCGGCAGCAACCACGGTGCCGATCGCTTTCAACGAAACGTCGTCGATCGAGACCGCCCGTGCGGTCAGCGTGTCGCCCGCGCCGGCCTGGATGGGATTCCATTGGCCGTCGATGGCGATGTCGCCGTGACGCACGGCCTGCTTCGACACCAGGTTGGCCGTCTCGACGGCGTTCTGTAGTGCCTGCGAGGCGATCTGGTTCAGCCGCGTCTGCTCGGTGAGAGCCTGCCGCGCGGCCTGGATGTCCAGGTCCTGGTAGACGTCATAGGTCCGCTTGATGTTGGCGAACGTCACGCGCTGGTTCTCGCTGTGCGCGGCCCCGGCGGTGGCGCTCGTGTTCTTGAACGATTCGTCCGTCCCGGTCTCGAACTCGCGTTCGGCCTGGTTCGGCGTGGCAACTTCAGGCATGGTTGTTTGTTCTCCCTTCGAAGGTTGGTGTTGAATCAGAACGGTTTGCCCGTCGTGGTGCACGGGCATGAACTTCTATCGAGCCTGCAATCCGGGCTACCTGCTCTTCGGAATGCGTCCGGGGATCCCGGCATTGGGCCCCAACTTCTCGGCCGGCCAGGGATAGATCCGCGCTGGCAGGTGCGCGGTCAAAGCGCGGCAGCCTCAATCGACGCGCAGGATCTCAGCCGCCGAAGCCACGATCTGTTGAATCAAGTCAAAACGTCGAGCACTGGGACCGGAACAAGGCACGACGTACATCGCGCCGTCGAAAGGCCGCAGCCGCTTACGGAGCTTATCGTATGGTCGATGCCACTGGATACGTTTGCCGATGAACCACAGAAGCAATGCTCGCAATTCGCCAAGCATCGGCAGCGGTTCAGGGTAGCTGAAGTTTGGCGCAGCAAACTCGCCGTGTAGCGCCATCGCCGCGAGGTCGTATGTGACTGCCGCCTCTTCTGCCGTCTCGTAGATACCAAGGTAGTGAACCCTACCTTCATACCTGATCTGGGCTACCCACCGGTCATTGTCCCGGCCGAACCGACGCACTCCCTTGTACCCAGAGGTGTTTTTCTCGTTCCGGCTGCGGTTCCTTGCATTCCCGCCCCTGTCGGTCAAACGCAAGTTGCAGCGACGATTGTCCAGCCGGTTACGGTTCTTGTGGTCTACGTCGACGCCGACGGGCGCATGGATAATCACCCTGTGCATGCGAAGCCATTTGCGACCCTCCCGGCGAGATAGCTGTCTAACTGCATATCCACCAACCATGCACCAGCGATGTTTGGCCAAGTCGGCGTCTTGGGGATCTACGAAAGCATAGGCCACCACCGTGCCGTCTCGCCTCCAAAGCGGTATCTGTACGGACGAGGATGGTTCCTGCTCCGGCCTCATGTCACCCACGGCCGGAGGCGAGGGTGACGTAACAAGGCTTTCTGTGGCAATCAGTTGCGCCTCTCTTGTCAACGCGCGTCAACCTTGAAAAAGTCGCTGGCGCTGCCCGCAGCGTGCCATCGGGCCGAGGCGCTTCAATCGCCAGGCGACCGTTCCGTTGTCGAGCCGCTCGCGGAAGCTGTAGCGAGTTCCGGTTGGGACTCGCGTGGCGATGGCCGAGGCGCCGTCCGGCTGCTTCGCGTGGATCGCCTTCAAGTGACCCTTGCGTCCGTAGACGGCTTCGACGAAACCATTTGCGATCAGACGGCGCGCGGCCGCGAGCGAGCGGAAGCCCAAGGAGCGGCCGTCGGAGGCGTACATGGGGATTTCCTGAGTCATGCCTGCTGCGAGTACACGTCGTCTGTCGAGGGGTAGGAGGGAAAGGGATTAGCGAGCGTCCCATCGCTCGGCCGAGCTTTCGGGTGAAGTCGCCTTCGTCGCCGTTGCTTCGCATTTGGCGGCCCGAACTGCGCTTCCGGTAATAGATACTCGCGAGAGGTCGAAATTGTCCAATCGAAATGCGCGGCTATCGCACGCGACGGATCCAGGGCTGTTCGACGTCCGGGTTATAGAAGCGCTGGCGCACGCCGTTCGCAAGGATGATCTCGATGTATTGCCGCGTGACTTCGCCGATCTGGTCGGTGGCCTTGAGCAGGTTCGCGAGACCACATGCTTTTCCAAACAGAGCACGCGTTGTGCCGCTGGTCCCATAAAGGCTCTGCTCGGTCCAGCCAAGCGAGAGCGCCCGATCGCGGATTGCATCGACCATGGCCACGGCATCAGACGCGGTGGGCTCGGTTGCGGGCGCGGGGCGCACCGGCTTGTCTGGTTCGGCAACGGGCGGCGCGTAGCCGCGCGTGTCGAGATTGCGAACGGCCTCGCGCAAGGTGTCCTCGCCAAACTGAGCGACGGCCCACTCGTGCACGGCATTGAACTTCTCGCGCAGCTCGTCGAATGCCTCAGAGCTGAGCCGTCCCGCACCAGCGGCGAGCTTCGCCAGATTCATCCGCGAGCGGAGCCAGGCGTAGTATTCCGGATCCAGCCGCCGGTAGGCCGTATCGTTGATCTGCACGTCGCGGGCAAAGATTTCCGGCTGGCCGGTGGTCCAAGTGTCCAGCGCCGTCGAGACGAACAGAGAGGTCCGCGTGAAGACGTGGACCAAGTCCATGGCCTCACTGGAGGTGCATTCTCTGTAAACGATTGATCGGGAACGCCTTTCCGGTTTAGGTCCATCGGGTCCACGGGGACCATGGGTGTTCTCTCTCTTCCTATACGAATTACACACATTCATCCCCTCACCCCCCATGCACTCCGTCGTTCTCAGACAATTAACAGGCAGAGGCGTGGACCACCTGGACCTGACCGGAAATCTCGCGCCCAATCAATTCGTTACGGCTTACGAGCCCCATGGACCCGGGCGTGGACCTCACATGGACCTGACTCCGGACATGGACCTGTTCACTCCAGGCGCCGGTATCGCCATTCGCGGCGGTCGCCGTATCTGGCCTTGTACTGCTTCCACCCGTTCGCTCTCAGACACCTGGCTACCCGGTTGCGGTCCATCTGCGTCCACATCTCGGTCTTCTTGTCGATGCACTGCGCGAGGATCTCCGGGATCGACACCGACTCCCGGCCCTCGACCCACTTGAGGATCAGGTCATCCCATGGATCGCCCTCGTAGCGTTCGGCCTGTTCCTCGGCTGCCTCGCGGTTGAGCTCCATCGAGTCGAGCCACCACGGCTTGCCCTCGAAGTAGAGGTAAGTCGCCTCGGCCCAGAGTTGATCCCGGATGATGGCCAGCCCATCCGTGTCGATCACCGCGGCCTTGCACTCGACCGGCCAGAAGCGGCGCCCGCCGGTTTCATCCCGCAGGTACGTGCCGTGATTCACGCTGCCGGCGAAGACGCATTGGCGCGGAGAGGTAATGAGGCGCTTGCCGTACGGCGGCCGGAACCGGTCGATGGCCCGGCTCATGAACGCCTTGATCCGGCCAATCTCGGAGCGCGACATCGAATCCAGTTCGGCGATCTCGATCACCCACACGCCCCGGGTTTGCAGCGCGGCGTCTTTCGATCCGAGATCCGCAATTTCATCCGTGAACCACGGCTCGGCCAGAATGCGCAGGGCGGTCGACTTGCGGATGCCCTGTTCACCTTCGAGGATCAGGCAGCAGTCGGCCTTCGAGCCGGGCTCGAACACGCGCGCCACAGCCGAGATCAGCCAGCGCGAGCCGACCGCCGCCGCATAGGGCGAGGGATCGACGCCGAGGTATTCCGAAAGCCACGATTCCAGGCGCGACGTACCGTCCCAGGTGAGTTCCTTGAGGTAGGTCCGCACGGGATGGAATGGGCGCTCCCGGGCGACGGCTTCGACCGCCTGGCCTGTCACGTCGACTGACACGAAGATACCCTGATGATGGAGCCACTCGGTCGCGAGCACGTCATGGTTCGGGGTCCATTCCTCATGGACCTCCGTTCCGGGTTTCATCCACGGAGCGGGCTTGCGCAGCACGGTGCAATTCGAAAACTCGTTGTAGGCCAGCGCGCCCGACCACTCCTGCGCGCCACGCAACGCGGTGATCGCGTTGGCCAGTACGGGCTTGACCGTGTCATTGAGGTTCAGCAAGAGATCGTTGCGCCAGGAGGCAGCGCCGGGATTGGCTGCCCGCAAGGCTTGCGCGCTTGGACGTCGGCCCTTGCCGCCACGCGCTCCGTCAATCCGGACGACCTTCATCTGCTGCCGCAAGGCTGAGATCGGGAGACGGCCTTTGCCACACTTCTCCTGAATGAGCTTCAGGTAGCGTGGCTGCTCGATGGGATCAAGTTGATGAACCTCGGCCAGGATCGGATCGAGCAACTTCGCCAGGTCCTGCGCGTCAGGCTGCACCTTCGCGATCGCCATCTCGAGCGGTGTCTGCGCAGCGGCGAGAATGGCTTCGAAGTCGGCGGCGGTATTGCCCGAGGCGAAGAACTCGTTGACGTCGATCTTGGCATCGGCGCGGAGAGTGTCAGCCTCCGGGCTCTCTTCTGGCAACTCGGCGCGCCTGGCGCGCGCGGCGATCTGCTTCTCGCCGAGCGGCAGGACCGCCACGCGCGTGGTAATCCCGTGCGCGGCCAGCCGGCGAGCCGTCTTCATCGCGCCGTGGAGCCCGGCTTCGGAAACCTCGTTGTCCTGGCAGATGTAGACGGTCTTGACGCCTGCCAGCTTCGAGATCAGCCGGTCCCAATCCGCCTCACGGATCTGGACGGTCACTGGAGACACCGCCGCGAAGCCGTGCTCGATGAGGGAAATGCAATCAGTGACGCCTTCGGTGATGACAATGCGCTCAGGCCGCGTGATCAGAGCGTCCTCGTTGTAGAGAACGTCGTTGCGGATGCACGAGGCGACGTGGCTGTGGTTGCGATCGTTGCGCACGGCCAGCTTCTTGTATTTCGACTTCTCCCACTCGTGGTCTGGCGTCCACGGCGTGCGGCGGCCGATCAGGAAGACGACATGGCCGCGGCTCCAGTAGGGAAACACGATGCGGCGGTCGAAGAATGGCACGATGCCGTCCTGCGCCGTGGGCCGGAAGGCGGAAGTCGCTGTCAACTCGCGCGGCGTGAACGCTGCGGGCCCATCCATGAGCAGGCGCGCGGCAGTCGGGGAGTTGTTCTCGGCGTAGCCGATCTTCAGCCGCTCGATCGTCTCCTCACTGATGCCATACTTGCCGCGAAACCACGAGAGCACTTCCGCGTTGCTCACGAGCCGCTGGTGATAGATTTCGGCCAGTGCGGTCAGCGCCTCGCGCACGCGCAGCGTGAGGCGGTGCTCGGCTTCGGCCTCCTCCGGCGAACCCGAGGCAAGCTGGGCCAGCGGCGGCAAGCCCGCGCGGGTGGCCAGGAAGTCGCGCGCCTGGCGGTGCGATTCCGGCATCGGCGCCGACTGGCCGCGCGTCACCACGCCGAAGCGGACGAATTCGACCAGCTGCAGCACATCGCCGCCCACGCCGCAGCCGAAGCAGTACCAGCCCTGTTTGTCGAGCAGGATGTGGAGCGAGCGGCGCGACTGGCTCTTGTGATTCGGGCAATCGCAGAACAGCGTGCGCGGCGCTTCCTCGACGATGCGGCTGCCGAGCAGCTCGCGGGCGATCCCGCCAATGTCGGCCTCGGTGATGTGGCGGTAGTAGGCATGGACATCGATCGAAGTGCTCATGCGCGCGCCTCCGGCTCCAGCAGAAATGAGAGGAACGTGTTGCGCCGGTCCACCTGCCGCTTGGCGGCACAGTTCTCAATGCCCCAGCGGTCGCCGAGCAGGATGACGGATTCTCTTGCGCGCGTCACCGCGGTGTAGAGAAGGTTCCGGTGATGCATGAAGGAGTGCGACTTGTGAGCGACGACGATGGCGCACGGAAACTCCGAGCCCTGGACCTTGTGGACCGAGCAGGCATAGGCAAGCTGAAGGCGGCTGGCGGCGTCTGAGCCGGGCTCGATTTCGACAACCGCGTCGTCGAACTCGACCGTCAGCGCGCCCTTCCCGGTGGCTCCGACGACGTAGCCCACCGCGCCGTTCATCACGCCCAGCTCGTAGTCGTTGCGGGTCTGAATGACCTTGTCGCCGGGGTAGAAGAGGGGCCTATGGCCCGGCGCGACATCCGGCACGTCGAAGCCGTGCAGCTTCTTCTGCAAGAGCCGCTGGAGTGCAACGTTCAACTCGGCCGTGCCGAGCGGGCCCTTGTGCGTAGGCGTCAGCACCTGCACATCGCGCAGCAGGTTGTAGCCGAGACGCTCCTGGAGGACTTCCTCGAAGAGCAAGAGCAACATCCGCCGCAGGTCCTCGCGGTCGCTGAAGCGGTCAATGACGTACCAGGGCCGGCGGCCACCGTCCTCGACGTCCGCCGTCGGCCGAACCTCGCCCGCGAGGATGGCGGTCGAGTTCTCCTTGAGCACGCCAGCCTGGCGGATGATCCGGGTCAAGATTGTCGTCGGGATCATGCGAGACTTGACCAGATCCCGTAGAAGGTTCCCTGGGCCCACGGGCGGCAACTGGTTGTGATCGCCGACCAGCACCACGGCCGTCTTGGTCAGGTCGACCGCCTGGAGCAGCCGCCAGGCGAGCGCGACATCGACCATCGACACTTCATCCACCACGAGAATGTCGGCCTCGACCGGATTCCGCGCATCCCGCGCGTAGCTGCGGCCGTTGAAGCCGAGCAGCCGGTGGATGGTGCTCGCCTCGTGGCCCACGACCTCTTCGAGCCGCTTGGCCGCCTTGCCGGTAGGCGCCGCCAGCAAGACTTTCCGTTCCAGCCGCTCGGCGATACTCACGATCGTCGACACGGCGTAGGTCTTGCCGCTGCCCGCGCCGCCGGTCATCAGGGAAATGGAAAAGGTGAGCGCGTTCCTGACGGCCTCCCGTTGCTCGGGAGTCAGCTCGCCCCCTTCGACGTCGAGCAGCGCATCGAGATCGGTCACTGCATGCGGGCTACACTGGCGCGCCTCTTTGAAGATCGCTGCCAGCTCCGTTTCCATGCGGTGGATCTCGGGATCGGCCACGATGAGGCGCTCGAATGCCTGCGAGACGAGGGCACCCTCGGCGATCAGCGCTTCCAGATACCGCTCGATCACCTCCCGGCTGTCGAGCGTGTCCATCACCAGCAGCGTGTTGGCGCGGTCGAGCAGATCCTCGTACTCGACCCAGCAGTCGCCGTCGTCGAGCGCACTGAGCACGCAATACTGAATCCCGGCGCGAATCCGCGAGGGCAGGTCCTTGGGCGTGCCCATCTTCCGGGCGATCTTGTCCACGCGCTTGAAGCCGAAGCCCGGGATCTCGCGCATCAGCACATAGGGGTCGCGCTCGAGAATCGCCACCACTTGGCTGCCGAACTTCCCGACGAGCGTGGTGACCTGGTGATGGGTCAGGCCGTAAGCGGCCAGGTGCGACATGGCATGGTTGAAATCGCGGTTGGCGATCCAGATCCGTCGCAGTTCGCCGATGGTCTCGACCGGCGCCTTCGCCACAGCCGCCACCGATTCCGGCTCGTTCCGGATGGCAGCATCGAATCGACTGCCGAAGCGATCCGCGATCAGCCGCGCCTTGGCCGGGCCGATGCCCTTGATGTCGGGATGGTTGGCGAGGAAGTGGGCAAGCCCCTCGGGATCGAGTTCCAGGTTGTGGCCCAGGAACTCGGCCTCGAACTGGCGCCCGTACTTGGGATGCACGACCCAGCGGCCTTCCAGTCTGACGGCGTCGTGCTCGCGGACAAAGACTTTGCCCGCGAACTGTACCTCGCCGCCATCCGGGGTCACCAGGCGGCCCGCACTGAAAGTGGGGCTCGAGTAGAAGACCGCGTCGACGATGCCTCGGATGCACTCGCGTTGATCCGTCATTGGCCCCACCTCTTCCACGCCGCCAGCAGATAGCCTTGCGTGAAATGGCGCGCCGCCTGGCGGTTGCCGCAGAACACGACCGGCACGCCGAAGTCGAGCAGGATCGAGAGCGTCGAGCCCACGACGGCCGCCGGCCGGGCCTCGCCGCGATAGCGTTTGCCGAGCACGTCCAGAAGTTCGGCCTCGACCACGACGCAGGCGGCGCGGTACTGGCTGAGCTTGCGCAACTCCTCCCGGAAGCGCCGCCTGCGGTGGATCACCGTCGAGACGAAGTCATCGAGCGTCTTGCGCTCGACGGCCACCTGGTCTTCGAGCCCACCGACGGAGTAGTCCCCGGCCTGGAGCGCCCGCCGCTCGGCGCTCGTTAGCCGGGGATCGAACGAGTATGGCTCCTGCTCGCGCGAGTCGATGACGATGGTGGCCCGCGCCGCGTTAGAACGGCACAAGGGCGTCGTCGGCCTCCCGCCGGAACTTGGCTGCGCTCTGGCTCGTCTCGATGCGGCGGTTGAAGTAGATGTTCTCGCTGTCGCCCTTGGTGCGCTTCGTTACCTCGAGCTTCACGTCGAGCAGCCGGTTGAGGTGCTTGGGCAGATCCGAGAGCCGTTCGAGATCGAGCCCGCACAGGTGCAGGTCCGTCTTCACGTACTTGAGCGTGTTCTGCGTGATGACGCTGTTGCGCCACATCAGGCGGTTCGTGAACTTCGGCGCCAGAATCCGCAGCGTCCACTTGATCATCGGGTTGCCCGAGGACTGGGCCTCGGTCAGCTCGACCTTGTCGACCGTCACCTGATACTTGCCGTCGGGCACGCTCTCGAAGTCGCCGCGCTCTTCGGGCTGTTCGGCCCGGAAATCGTCATCGAACTGCGAAAGATCAATCGAATGTCTGCTCATGCTGTTGTCTCCTGTTGATGGATTACCTGGCCTGCTTGGGGCTCGCCTGCGGTTTCGGCGGCGCACTGGCCGCCGCCTGGAAGGCTTCGAGGAACTTGCGGTAGTCGAGGTCGATCGTCTCGGGCAGCCGCCCGGTGCGGTCACCGGCTTCGTAGTAGAGGCTCGGCTTGGTGCGGATCACGCGCCGGATGATCTGCTCGCCGTCGGCGCCGGCTAACACGTCGAGATCGCAGTAAAGGACCATGTCGACCATGCCGAGCACGATCTTGCGCGCCTTCTCAGGCAGCGTCGGCACGATGCGCGTGTACTTGCCCGTCCGCGTTTCGACCTCGATCTCCTTGGCGTGCGAGATCAGATACAGCCCGTAGGGCAGGAAGGCGAGCTTCGTCAGCACGCGCTGGAACTCGTTGTTGACGATGGCGTAGCCTTTGCCGTAGGCGAGGTCGGATTCGTGCTCGACCTTGTACTTGCGCAGGATGTACTCGGTGCAGAACTTGTAGGCGTTGTCGACGGTGTCGATGATGACGGTCTTGAACGGGTGCTTGCCCTCGCCGATTTCGGCGCAGGCCGCCAGCAGATCCTCCCAGGAAAGGATGGGCACCTGGAAGACCTCGAGGGCGTTCAAGCCCGGCTCGGTGGCGAGAAACACGGCGCCGTCGGCCTGCGCGCATGTCTGGCTCTTGCCGATCTTGGTTTGCCCGTACCAGAGCACGGTCAGATCCGACAGGCTCGGCTTGGGCGGGGTTTTCGTCGTGGGAAGAATGGGCATCACAGTCTCCTTGGGTTTCAGAAAGCGGGTTCGGACGAGCCGGCCGGCAGAACGCGTAGCTCCTCGTTGGGCTCGGCGCGCTGGTAGAAGTTCTCGATCACGTTGGGATTGCCGTTCGACCGGCATAGGGCGAAGTACGGGCAGGGGCGCTGGTAGTTGAAGCAGAACGAGGTGTTCTGGTAGAAGACCCCGCGGCGGCGCGCATCGAGGAAGGCTTGCGTCAACTCCCACAACTCGGCGCGCAGCACGTCGAAGCGGTCGTGCGACAGATACAGCCGCTCGCGGTGGAACATCGCCGGATCCGCGTACTTCTCGGCCAGCCGCTGCTGGAAGTCTTCGTCGGACTCCGGCTCGCGCCGCCGCGCCGTCGTGCGGCCGGTCTTCGACTTGGCGAGCAGTTCCGCGCGGCGCGCTTCGAACTCCTCCTCGGTCTCACCTCTGGACTGTTGGAGCCGTGCCTTGACAAGGACGTTGTAGAGGATCCCGGTGATGGGAATGCCAAGGGTCTGCTCGACGTAGTGCGCGTAGAGCGTGATCTGAAAATCGGTCCAGAGCCTTTCGAGGTAATCGGAGTCGATCTGCGAGGCGGTTTTGTGCTCCAGAATGAAATACTCGCCGTCGATGCGAACGATCCCGTCGACTTTGCCCGCCAGGCGGAAGCTGCGTGATGCGGCTCCCGTCGCCGGGTTCACAATTGACCCTTCGAAGACGTGCTCCAGGGCAACCACCTCGAACTCTTCTTTGGCGTAACGCTCCGCATAGGCCCGCATCATCGCGGTGGCCAGGTGCCAATCGCGTTTCTGGTCCTCGTCCTGCGCACGGGCCGCACAGCGGCGGTCGATGAGATCAAGCACCCGCACCCGGTCGCGCTGGCGGTGCCAGAGTTCCAGGCACTCGTGAATCAGCGAGCCGAAGTGCAGGTTGCGGTCCCGCTCGAGCGGAACCAGATGCTGGAGGTAGCGGAGTTCGGCCGCCTTCCGGCAGTTCCGGAACTGGTTCCACATGGAGTAGGTGGTCACCATGA